GGGTCTCTGGCGTCTGCTCTAACTCGTCTAATGTACTGATCTGAGTATCTAGGGTGGATGCCAGACGCAGAATCCACCAACTGACTAACAGTACCGGAGGGCTTAACAGCAGTAATGGCAGTACTGGTATTAATGCCAAGACGGTCAGCCCATTCTGCGTTAGTTTTAACAGCTTCCTCTTTAAGCTCCGTAAGCCAAGTCTTGAGTACACCTTTGTCTCTCCTTCCTGATAATGTAGGGTGATCCATGATACCTGTTAACGATACGCCCAACAAAGCCTCTTCTTCTGTGTTCTTCTGCCAGATCTTACGTAGGTAACGGAAGTCTGTTAGGGTAGCCTGTAGAGTCCCAAGGATAGACGCAACACGTACTTTTCGTTTGAGGTCTGAAAGCGTATCGGTTGCCCTGACAACAACTTCTGATAGATTACAGAATTGGTTAGGCCGTAGGATGATTTCGCTACATGGATTAGTTCCAAAATCATAGGAAGCATCTCGTCGGTCGTTCTTTGCAGCTTGTTTTTGACTTGCGACTCTAGAGAACATACCTCGCTCTCCTGAACGGGACTCGTATAAACTTTTCCACTCATTTAAAAATGCCTCGAAGTCTGGCTTCTCTGTATAACAAGCACTGTTGTTTGCTAGTCCTCGTTGAGGATTATCTTGCCACCACTGGCCTGACTTGCATCTTCGGAGTCTATCGTCAGTGAGGTTAGACAGACTGATGAGAGCGGACCTGCGTACACCGCCGACGACGACGATCTGTGCAATCTTACAGCAGAGATCATGACATTCGATGGAGCTAAGTTTACGTCCAGAAGCCTCCCGAAAGACGCTGACTGTGAAGTTGAACAGATCGACAAGAGGCTCTGGACCAGATGCTCTACCTCCGAAGGTCTTAAGGGATGCCCCTGCAAGTCGTACTCCAGACACGTCCCATTTTGGAAGTTGGCCTGAATACAACAAGCTAATAAGTTCCCTGTAAGCTTTAGCCCAGCCAATTTTGCTATCGGCGACGTGTATAACGGTATCGGTGTCATGGAATTCCTCTGCTACTTCGGGTAGTTTAGATACGTACTGACGTTCAACAGAGTAGCCTACGCCTGTACCGCACATGAGTACGTACATCATCTCGTCAAACGCTTTAGGGTGGTCAATAGGTAGGTAGCTACAATTGAATCCAGCTACGTTGTCACGGTCAAGGGCGTCACCAGCAGTCATTAACGCTCTCATGCTAGGCATTACGTCCATCTCGTGTATAGCATGGAATATCTCTGACTGGTCAAACTCATTTAGATCTACACGATCACACCAGTAGTTTAGGTATCTGTTTACTGTTTCTTCCCAAGTCTCACGTCGCTGTTCCTCTGGCAGGTAACGAGCGTAGCGGGACTTGTGTATGTACTGTTGATATGCGTCCATTAATTGATTTCCTTAATTAGTCGTTCAATGTACCACTTACACTTACGTAAGTCTTCAATGGGTTTACCTTTGTAGTCATATCGCCATAAGTATTTAAGAGCATTGCCCTTAAGATAACCATTAAACTCATTATCAGGCATTGATGCCTTGATAGCTTCGATAGCTTCTATTGCGCCTTTGTTGTAATGGTCCGGCTGCTCTACAGGATCTGGTGTTTTCCTAATAGAAAGCTTTGCTAACTCCCTAACCTTATCCCATTCCATTGGAGTTACGTCGTCAATACTCATTCTCTTCCTCCTCTAACTCTTCTTCAAACACGTCAAGTCTATTAATTAGTTTGTCCTCAAAGCGGTCTAGTAACTGCTCCGCTGTAATCTTTAAAGCCTCTAGAAGATCGTCAGGGTCGTAGGTCTTTAAGAGCCTATCCTTAATTTCCTCTAGCGTTAGCGACATAACTAATCAACTCCTGTAGTGTATCTATATTATACCATAGTATTCCTTCCTTGTCACACCATTGTGCCATAGTCATTTTGGCACCTTTTCGTATCCTCTTGTTGGGCTGCATCAGAACAAAGATTAACTCTTGTCCTTCTGGGAGGCTGTCTCTGATGCTTGTGTATTTTTTGGTGTCTCCATCTCTGAAATATCCTTTGCACTCAATAAGATATAAACCGCTAACATCAACGAAGTCAGGACGGTAGCTCCTAAAGATAGTGTAAGGAATAGTGAAAGGCTCATAATTAAACTCCTGTAGTATTTTGGCGACATCTTCTTCAAACGTGCTTCTAAATGGTGATTTCTTGGACCTTCGGCTCATTAAATACCTCTACTAAATAGCGTGGTCCCGAAGAGTAAGCAAAAGCTCTTACACCGGGCCAACAATTTTTCTTATAGGAACAGTAGGAACACCCTATGTCCAACTTCATGTTACCGCTCTTGCCGTCCTCCTTGGGCTGATGACAGTGCTTAGGAGGCTCCGGTTGCAACACCATTTGCTTAACGTGGTCAACGTGTTCACCGATGTCATAACCAATCTTCTCATGTACAGGCGCTTGGGTGTCCTCTTCGTCGTACATGAGGTACGTTAAATGCCCATTCTGTTTGTCCATTGCTAACCATCCGAATTTAGTAGCACCCTCTGAATTCGCATATCCCTTAATTTGAGCGACGTATCCAAACGGGTCGTCATAAGCCATAGAGCCGTCCTTGAATTTCCTAAACCCAAAAGTTGACACAGACTTAACATCTGTGACAACACCGTCGATTTTGCAGTCCATAGACCCTGTAATACCGTTAACTTCACATTTTTTCTGTTCATCAGTAACCTCGTGTCCTGCTGCTCGTGAAAGGAAAAGTAACATCTCTTCAATCAAGTGTCCGTAAAGGAACTTAACGTAAGTACTAGGCTGCATGTCGTCAAGCTTCTCTACGTCGTTGTAAACATTCCATAAGAATCGGTCATTACGTCCTATGTTTGACATGCGTAACTTACGAGAGGCGTCACGCTTTTGTGTAAACTCTTGACGCATAAGGCTCTTAACACCTTCACCAAACTCCTCAATACAATGTTCAATGTCTACACCCTCTGGCACATCTTTAGTTTCAACCAGTTTGTAGATGTCGCTTATTAACGTATGTATATTTTTCATTTTAACCGCTCCAAGTAATCTATAGCTCTATTAAGTGAGTCTTTACTATCGTTTAAAAACCCCAATGCTCTATTACAACTGTGGCATAACCAACCTCTAAAATTATCTGTTTCGTGGTCGTGGTCTAAAACCCAAGAACCGTTTTTTAGTCCTCCAAGACCTTTAACTTCTTCTTCGTTCCTTAAGCATACAGGACACTTGTACCCTTTAAAAGGCATCCCGTGTTTTTCCTTTAAAGCTTCTCTAACTTTTGTTAATTCATTATTGCATTTTTTACATTCAGGTCGAAGATAAGGCCTACCTGAGTTATAAGAAAAAAAAGTAAAAGGAAGATCCTTCTTACATTTTACACAAGTTTTTGTTTCCTCATCTGTTTGATAATCGTCTTCATCTATAAAACTGTACTGTTTTGTTAATGAGTCTCCGCCCACGTAGTACCTACCTTATATTCTCCGTCCAAAGGACACCGTAAATCAAAAGCCACGCCCGAAGCCTTAAGGCACTCTACTGCCAACCACCCGTACTTCTCTGCGTGGTTAGTGACCACTTCGGCTTGAACTTCATCATGTATATTACCTAGGAACCTATAGTCCAGTTTCCATTGGCTGGCGTAATCATCCAAAATGACAAGAGCTTTTTTCATAACAATAGCCCCAGCAGCTTGTAACAACGTATTCAATGCAGCATGTTCAGATCTAACTCGTAACCTTCGTCCATCAAGTCCTCTGAGATAGCCTCGCCCAGATGCTCGACCAACGCGTTCTCGTAGACTTTCAAGAGCAGGTGTATTTCGTAGAAATCGTTGCTTAAGATTTGCGCCGTCTCTTGGGCTTCCTCCAACGATACTTCCAATTTTTGCGTCTCCTGCTCCGTAGAGGAAAGCGTAGATGAAAGTCTTAGCTTGAGGTCTTGTTTCAAGCCCAGCAGCCATTTGGTTTCTTGTGTGAATGTCTTCGGTGAGAAGGACATTAGTAAACTCCTTGTCGTCCATGTAGTGGGCTAACATGCGTAGTTCAAGGCCACTAGCGTCAAAACCTACGAGTTTCTTACCTTTAGGCACAGTCCAACAAGAACGACACTCTTTACCGTAAGGGCTGTGTCCAGCCGGTACTTGAGCCATATTAGGACTCTGGTGTGTCATCCTTCCAGTAACAGCACCGTTGCTAATGACTCTTCCGTGTACTCTACCGTCCTCCTTGACAGCTTCCAACCACGAGAGTACCTGAGCATGTCTTTTCTGAAGCAGCAGATATTCCAGAACTTTTGCCGCTTCAGGGACATGACTGTTTTGCTTAAGCGTCTTCTCATCGACAACAGACTTTCCACTTGGCGTGACTTCTGTCCACACAGCGCCTTTTGTTTTAAGTCTCTCTGCAACTTGTTGCCGTGACCCCACGTTAAAAATCGTAACTTTATCTTTAAGGCGCTTCTTGGTTTTCTCAGAGAACCTTTCTTCGACAATGGGTGGAAACATCTCTTGTAATTCGGCTTGTATGTCATTCATACCTTCCTTGAATGTTGCACAAAGTTCATTAGCCAATCCTTGGTCTAAAAGCCAACCATTGCGTTCCTGTTGCTGTACTGCAAACTGCACCTTGTGTTCCAAGTCAATGGACTGTTGGTCAAAGTCTACCATTTCAGCTATAAGCCTCTGGTGTACTGCTTCCGTGACTGCTACGTCCTGTATACAGTAGTCAATCATTTCCTGTGACAGTCTTGACCAGTCGTTGTGGTCGCCTTTTGGAAAGCCTAATTCGTTGCCCCAGTTACGCAAAGAGTGTCCACCGGACTTGCTTGGGTCAAACAAACGTGACAATACCAAAGTATCGACTATGCACTCAGGAGCCACAGAAAGCCCCCAGAGGCGTTTTAGTACTGGGAGGTCATAACCTATCAGATTATGTCCACAGACGCTTACAGAGCCTTCTAGGGCCTTACAGAGGGTGTCACGGGTAGTGTGTACAGTACTTACACCGTTTTCCCGTGTTACAACGCACCAGATGGTGTCTGGAGTCAAACCGTTGGCCTCAAGGTCAAGGTAAATCAAAAGTCTGCTCCAATTTGGGGGTTTGCTGTTTCCTGCATCCTACCCGTGGTTCTATCGTACTGCAAGTAACACGCTGGACCAGTCTCACCAGTGTAACGATTCTTTAGGACACGAACAGTAGTCGTATTCCGTACTTCTTCGTTAGCGTTCTGTTGGTCACGTTCCATGCCTATTACTATGTCTGACAGCTGTGCAATCGCTTGGCTGCCTCTCAGTTCACCCAAGGATATCTGGGCACCGTCCTCGTGTGCCTTACCTTGGGACCGCTTGAGGTGTGACACTAGGAATAAACTAATGCCTGTCTCTGCCACAAGTGTACGCAGCTTGGTCATAATTTCGTCAATGGCTTTTCTCTCGTCTCCGGACTCTTGGGAAGACACGACGATGGACAGGTGGTCCAGTACGACATACCGGCAGTCCAAGGCTTTTGCCATGTAGCGAACACGGGCGAGGAGGTTAT